AAAAAATACTTCAACATCAAACCACTTAATAGGGAATGGATTGTACCAACGTTTTAAAATAGAAAGGTCATTTGTCAAGTCCATTTCACCGTATTGCCTGATTGACATCGTATTTACTGTATGAATCATGATAGTACTTTCGATTTATAAAGTATGGTTAACTCATTAGTGGTGATTGCCATTGCCTTGTTTTTATTCCTTATCCCAAAAAGTTGCTCCCCATACATAACAACCAAATGTTTCATGTAAGGTACATATGAGGTCATTAGATATTTATTCGGCTCATTGAAAAGAATATCCATTTCCTTGTAAAATGCACCTGTTAAGAATAAGTCAGGCTTACGATAACCTTTAAATTTAGCATAAGCCGGGCTGTATGTCGCCGATCCAGTTAATGAGTTAACTAATGCAGTTCCTTTCGATGTTTGTGAACTCTTTAATTGAGCTTTATTTAATTGCAATAGCTTCTCATTGTGATCGACAACATTACCTATGTGCAGGTCAAGATTTACCCTGAACTGATTGCTTCTTTTTCTTAGCTGGCTTATCTTCATTTGGAATTGTATTCCCTTCTTTTACCCAACGTTCAGCTGCAGTCAAAGGATCAAGCCTGCAAGTCAGCTTATGCCAACTCGCAAACCCTTTCCAGTCTTTTGGCGCAACGCGCATATTTACACTGAAATCACCTTTCATAATTTAGGCTACTAAAATTTTCAGTGAGTTTGAAATATAGGTCAAGTAAATAGGCACTGAGTCCTCATCATGCGCTTGAATAATTACCCATTCGCCCGCTGCCAATGTTGTTGCTGTTTCTCCAACCATCTTGGTAATTGTGAGCGTATAACTCCCATTTCCATTTGGAACAACCGAGTCCACCGTTACCACCAATCCGGTATTGTCTTTTAGTACTGAGAAATCAGTATACAACAACGTTGCCGGATCATCACCTGAACCACGCTTTTGAATCTTAACAATAACCTCTTTAGCTGCATATGCAGTTGTAATATGCATACTCAGTGCAGCCGGTACATAATCAAAAAGGTCACTGTAAGGCATATCTTCAAGGTCTACCTGCACAACATCCTCAAATTCACTGTACGAATCAAAGAATATGTACATAGGGAACGATTGATTTTTGTCTTCCGGTGGCAATCCTGCTTTGAATCCTAACTTACACCTGAAACCTTTTAGCGTTCCGCCAGTGATCCTTGTAGCCCACATTGAATTTCCCTGAAACGTTGGGAAGAACTCAAACCAGGTATCGGTTAATGAATGCAGGTATTTGTAATCACAGATCGAAGCATCCAGATAGATAACTCCTCTCGGGATCGGCGTTGATCCGATCGAACTTTTACCAAGTGGAGATGTGATAATCTCAACATCGTCACTAGTATTTTCGAAGTAAAGCACGGGCAAGGCTATTGCGTTCCGTGTCGCGTCTGATACCGCAGCCAAAACAGCATGCCACGCTGTCGCGCTTCCGATGGTTACATCCGTCCACGCTGTCGCGCCTTTCTTTTGAAGGATGCCGCCATTCATTTTTTCTAACAGTGAGGCGCAATCGCCCCAACCGTTAAGATATGCATTTGTACAACTCATTATTTATTTGTTTTTGTTTTGTTTTTAATCGTAAACTCTTATTTCAATTGGTGTATTGGATAATACACTATCAGTTAGCGTTATCCCGTTCTCGCTAGGTGTAATAAATTGTATTTCACCGGCCAGCATAGATTCCTGATCAGAAATTAAAAATGCTGCGTTTGCCGCCTGAATACTATACGTATTCCCGAAAAATACAAGTGTTTTATTAAGCTTAAATAGGTCAGATGCAGAAAAAATAGAAAATGCACCCGCTGACCTCCTTGTAAGAGTTAACGCCTCACCTATGCCATTTTCGAACACGGTAGCAACTGGAGCGTCTGTACCGCTTTGGGTCAACATTGCAACATAAACCTTATACGGCTTCAACCCTCTCAAAGCGAACTTCTTATTCTTATCAGCAGCAGCCGACTCGCTAACGTCAACAATCTCTATCATATCACCGGCGGCCAAGTCAGCAGCAGCCAACTCATCATATCCGGTTATTTTAGCTTTTCCGCTCATAGTTTACCCTTCTGTTATTCTAATCCTGTCATCTTCTGTTATTCTAACAGTCGCCGCCTCGTTACAATCCAGCACCCGCAAATTCAATCCACTAACCACAATCGCATCAAGTGCATCGTTCCCGATTCTTAACGAATTACCGAACTCGTCACCCGTTCCCCAGTATAACCGATCAATTTTTGTATGCTCGTAATCATCATCTGATACAACTAAATTGCTTTGTTTGAGATATTTGATTAACAGATCATAAATCGGTATCAATGTAGGTGTGAAGGTGTTTGTGTATCGGTTTTCCGCTTTGTATGTAGGACTCGTTTGGGTCATTATAACAAGTGTAACGTCCTCAACTGTTGTACCGTTCAGATTAACTTTTTCTTGAAAGTCCTGAAACAATGCTATCAATGGATATTTACTATACTTGAATGTCTCTGACGCTGATTTTTTAGATAGAATATTGAATATCTCAAGCGGGTGGCCATACAGATAATATGGTTCCTCGGCCTCACTATCGTAAGCAAGCCTTACCTGTTCAACAACATCACCTATTCTATCGACGAAATTCATATGCCCCAAACATTAATATTATCAAGTTCAGTAAATACCCATTCAGGATAATCGCTTTCATTCTCAGATAAAAATGAATACAGAGAATCATAAGGATAGCCCACGCCCTGAGCAAGTTGTTCCAACTTAGTCCAAGCAAACACCAACTTTTGAACGATTGAAGCGTTCTCTGAGTTTTCAGATTGTAGCTTTAATTCGCCAACATTTCCAGTCACCGTTGATCGGCTTTGTAACCAATAGAAAAAAACATAATACGCTATCAAGGATATTAAGTCATCGTTTGCTAGGCCATTCCATTTGCACGTGTATTCACCAACGGTGTATTCCTTGCCCTCAACAATGTCCTTAATCCGTTGCGGTGAGGTGGTAACATCGTAAGCTTCTACCAGTACCCATAATTCATAACCTAACAACTTTTGCAAAATCTCCTTTTCATATCGGGTGATGTATGCGGTCAAATCGTTATAGTCTGAATCTGGAATGTTAATATCCTTAACAAAATATGTTTTATCTATCAATGACATCTTTTATCTTTTTTTTCTTAGTTACAATAGTAAGAATGCCTTTTGACTCCAACAGTTTGGCGCGTTGCTTTTCCATTTGCAGGATGGAACCGGGCATCTTTAACCCGGTTTCACCTGCTAATTTTATAATCTCAACTTTTACTTTGGCCATTTTTAATCTGGATAAAATAGTTTGAAGTCGAGTTTGTTGACCTTACTCACACCTGTACCCGTTCCGGTCAGCACAATTTTAAATTGCGTCCATCTGGTTTCAGTTGTACTTGTGGAAGTAATATCAATCTTTGAATCAACGCCCTGATCTACATTTGCACTTGACGCGAGAGACACCCAAGCAGCGTCATCAAAGTTTCGACCGAATAAAGTCATTACCATTGCTGTATGGTTTCCGCTTACTGAGTCGCAATCAATTAATATGTGCTGTGTAGTTGGCCATTTGGTATTTGATTTAATCCATAATTCAACCGGCACTGCATCTGTGATAGTCACATCCTCAGTAGATGTATAATAAGTCTGTTCACCTCTGTTATAGAGGGTGTATGATTGAGCGTCCAAAGTACAGACGAACCCAATCAAAATGCCTAAAATAATTACTAGCTTTCTCATTGTTTCCTCCTTATTTATGCAGTTGTTATTGTTGCTAAATCAGTTGCTAATACACCTTTCATAAGTGAGTTTGCATTGTAAACAGGAAGCATTACCTTGCCTTCTATTTTTACAGTGATGACGTCAGAAATAAACTGGCTTGCGTGTGAATCTGTTGCCATTATTTCAATAGGGCCATTAAATAAAAGTTGCATGTTTGATGGTGCAATTGCTCCAACTATGTATTCACCCACTACCATATCAGCGGTTTCAACTTGTCTCATTCCAAATGCACCGTTATAACCCTGGTTGTTAGGCTGCAAGAATGTTGCAGGGCTTACGAAGTCAGCAATCGTATTCTTTGAACTTGTTAAAATAGTTCCCGAATAAGGATTGATTAAGTAAGTGTTTGCAACGTAATTATACAGGCCATTCATTTCACCTTTAGCACAATTCAGCACATCAAAATAATTCGCGTTTGGAATTTTAGTAGCAAAATTGGTTCCTGCAAACGAATTTGCGAAGGCGTCAAGTCCTTTCAAGTCGTTAGCTGCAACCATACCCGCGCCACTACCAGCCCCGGCAATTGATTGAGTATTCAGTTCTTTGATAAACATCTGCATCAAGCGATTACGAACATATTGGTTCAACCATGAAGCATTTTGCAATGCTGAACGGCTGATCTCGATAAATGCCGTGATTCTTGTCGCGTATGCTGTACCCATTTGGAAGTCCATTGTTGACTCCGGGGATGGTCCGTTTTCAGCTGCTGCCGCTGTGGCATCTGTTAACCCGGCTGCACGTTCGGTAGGATATTCCAATGAAGAGCTGTTAATACTTCCAGTTGGAAGCAACAACCTTACATCAAAGTTCTCCATCTGCGGTCCTTGTGGAATTTGGAAAGGCATTACTGGCTGCATCGCTCCGGCTCCAACTCCATAAGTTGCAGTTGTGAAGTCAATGTCCTTAGTTTCAAAGCTAAATGTTGCCTTTGATGTTTTACCATCTGCAAAATCTTTGAACTCTTTTGTACTCAACCCATCATCCAGTACTGATCCAAATGTTTTGTGCTGTTCAGTTGGCTTAAATGTCTGCATCAATTTGGCCATTGTTTCGCCTTGAATCTTTGACGCTTTGTGCAGCTTTTCCAACTCTTCTTTCATTTTAACTTCGGCCTCAGTGCTTACCAGTATCTTACCAAGTAAATCCTTTTGGTCCATCACCATCCGCGCCCATTCGTCTTTGGAAACGGCTTTTTGCATTAATACGTTGTACTCTGCAAACTTCGCATTTATTGCGGCTGCGAGTAGCTCCGGGGTCTGCAAATTATCCCCTGTTAATCTGTCTTCTGCCATTATTACTAATTTTTTTAAAAGTTTATTAACTGATAAAGTGAGTGTAAATCGGCTTTTTCCTGTCGAGTGTAGAAAGACGGCTCTAGTAAAAGTGATTCAAATGTATTTAAAGTGTCTTTTACGACGGCTTCTTTTTGTTCTTTTACATCTATTGTGGGCGTGTTTTCGTTTGCAGCCCACGTTGTTATCGTTGATACCTCATAGAGTTTTATCTCTAAAATATCAATCCCTGTATCATTTTTTCTTGATTTGGTTGGTATGAATCCCATTGAATGATGGTTTATAATTCCATCTTCATACATGGTGTAAACATCATTTGCCGTTGCAGTTCTCGCCATTTTAGACCATACCCACGGGCCAGTTTCATCCTCACCCATTTCTTTAATTAATCCAACTGGTAAAGCGGCTGGATTGCTTTTGAACTCATGGTTAATATAGTGGCGTATCATCGCTTTGCCTTCTGGCCCTTGCTCTTTTGTGGTTTTTGTCGTTGCGCCTTTATGGAGTACATCACCATCATTGTCAACGTTATCAAAAGCCCCGTAGTAAAATTTAACCATACGTTGCTTTCCGTCAATATCTGCTACTTTTAATTGTAGTGTTTTGCTTTGTTTATCCATTATCTTCTGTATTTAATTCAGCAACCAGCCCGGGATCAACAATCTCTTCAACCTGATCCGGTTCGTTCACTTTTTTAATTCCTTTTGAAAAATACTCATCCGGTGGCGGGTTATCGCTATCATAATTACCTTCACCGTATAAAATCTCATTAGCTTTCAATGGTGTTATGATAGCTGACTCGATTTGTTTGGTCAACATATCGGTATAAACCTTTTTATCTGACTCCAATTCCTGTACCTTATCCCAATCCGCAACTATTTTATCACCTCCGTAACCTTCACTTATCCAACCGTTAATACTTTCATAAAGCGTATCAACATCTCCCTTGATGACGTTCTTGTAAAGGTCTTTTATGGCCTCGGCTTTATTGGCAAACGTGCTGCCATCGGTTGAGAATATCACCGGGTCAAACTCTGACATCTGGCATAAGCGATCAAAGGAATATTTTGCATTTTCGATAAGTTGCAATTCCTGAATGTTCAAACTCATCTGCTGCCAGGTTAACTTCTGAGTTGTAACGATTATCTTTTTCTGATTGCCAGATAGTCCATATTCTGCCAATTTATTCTGGACCTGCCTTGACTGTTCTGCATCAGGGATGTCTGACTCATTGGATAGGATACCCATTGCGCCGCGCTTCTCAATGATACTGGCCTTTGCATCATAAATGGCTTTTAGTTCGCGGTTGATCTTGTCACCCGGTACATATTTAGAAATACCATATGCCCAGTTCCCTGAGTCGTATCGAAGGGTAAAGAATTTATTATGCAATACTTCGTCAGCACTCATGTTGTATTTTGCACCGTTCAGGTCCATTTGATAACCTATAATTTCATTTTGCCATGCAGGTAGGTCTTTATTATTTCCTAACTTAATAGACATCCGATCAGCCGGCAAATTGAATACACTTGTTATCATACCATCAAACCCGATTGCCTTAATACCATACATATAAGAATTACCCAATACGTTGTAAAATCCGTAATCGGTCTTGATAAACTCTTTCCATGTCTGGTAGTAATTGGGTTTTTCTATCAGTTGCCACAATTCAGAATTGGGCGCATCTCTACCGGATGGCCTTACCACTTTAACGGGTATCTTGGAAATACGTTTGGCTAGGAAATTGGTAATTATGAATAAATCCGGGATTGTATCGAAGTTCTCAATAAGCTCTTTATCGCTGACTTCATTTGTCCCGTACGTGCTTGAATAGTTCCCAGATAGGAATGAAGTGAACACCCTCTGATCAGATTTTATTCTGATAAAGTCGTGTTTTAATAGATACTGTTTTATTATATTCACGCCTTTTGTTTAAGAAATTGGCGTAAAGATACAACAAAACTGAATAGTGAGGGGTGTTTATTTTTTAATGGGGTGCCTATTCAGGTGATTTAAATAAGTATTGTTTGCCTCCAATTTTACAAAATCCAACAACTTCGGCAAAAAAAGTACCGTCAGGATTATGAATGTCTTTACCGTTCGCGGTGAATCCTTGCAATGATTCAGCAGATACATTTTTCAGTGTACCATCTTTTGATTTTACTACATATCCATCAATGTCAATGATTCCATTTTCCATATGTATTTATTTTAGATTGTAAAACTCGTAATACTCACAATGTAAGCGAAATAGCCGCCTGCATCTGTAATATGATCGAACCCGCTTTGTTTATCAGGTTCATTCTTATTGTATGCGATCTTTTCCAGTGCCTCAGTGTATTCCGGGCAATTATTGGAATTAACTAAATATGTCTTATCTCTAAACATTTTGTTTAACGAATTGACACGATCACGAACAAAAGGATTTTTATTTGGTGCTCGGACTGTGTAACCCGCCTCCATTAGCAATCTAATATCAGATTTGCCGGAAGTTGACCTATTCCGCCCGCTGGCATCGGGATAAACTATGATAGCATGATCCGGGTATTTGTCGTTAATTATCCTGATCATCTGCATGGTATCATAAGCGTTCGTTATCTCATCTACTGCAATCTTGATATTGCCATCAATCACATTTATGACCGCGTTCATGTTTGTAATATTGAAGTCCATTCCAATATGGAGCTTATCATGTTTCTGAATCGTCCGGTTTGAATGGAGCTGCTTACGGTCGTAATCTGAGTAAACGGAACCGCTGGTAAGGTTAACAAATTCGCCGTTAAGGTAGGCTTTGAGTTGAGCAGGTGTATAGCTTTCGGTTAACGTTGCTATGTATCCGGCAGGCAGGAAAGGGTTTTCGCTGGTCTTGGCTTTGAATAGTTCACGGTTTGCGCTCTTATTCTTGACAAAGAAATTATACAACCATCCGAACGATTCAGGAGTTGAAACAACACTTACCTTGTTTGTGCTTCCATCATGTAATACTGATCTGTTACGTGCTATGATCTTTGAAAACGCTTCCGTCATCTTTGTTTGCGGTAAAACATCAGCTTCATCAATACATGAATAAGCAACTTCATAACCAATGATAGTTTCCGGGTTATCCATTGTACGTAGGATTATCTTATTGGCACCGGGTATCAGTATCTCTTTATCGGATTTGTTTAACGTGTGCTTAACTCCGAGCTTATCCAGTATCTCTGTAAACTTTGGGAATGCAATATCTCTAACTAAATTATAACTTGGTAGGTAGTACGCTACTGCGTACTCACTATATTTTAATTTCATTGCAATAGTTTTCAGAACACCTACATAAGATTTTCCACTACCGAAACCACCGCAATAAGCTGCATGTGTGGCATCACTTGAAAAGAAATCCCTCTGTGTTGGTAAAAGTCCTATTTGTTCAGTTCTACCCATTAGCAAATTTCCAAATAAATCCATTAGCTTGTTTTTGTTTACCCAAACAAACACAACTAATTTTTTGTTGATGTACTCCTGTTTCCCTTTCAGCCTCTTTCATTGCATTAAATGTATTTAAATACTTGCCATCAATCGTAAATTGATCAACTTTTTTACTATTATGGTGCAATTTACCAAACCTACCTTTACAGTTTGGGTGTGCTACCCTTAGACCTATCCTGTAAGCATGTAAATCATTTTCTGAACGTGTGGCCCATTCAAGGTTTTTCACTCTGTTATCATTCTTAATACCATTTAAATGATTAACAGTTTCTTTGTTTTCTGGATTATAAATAAAAGCACATGCA